CCGGGAGTTTTAATCAATACGTCTGCTGCAGCATCAACAGTAAAATTCTTACATTTTACTTTAAAATCAGCATCACAATTAATATCAATATTTCCACCGGCAGCAATTTGCCAATCATTTTCAATAGTATCAGCTCTATTCTCACTTACAACTGTAAACTTACTACCTTTGACTGAGGTAAACTCATTACCCTGAAATTCTTTAGTTACATCACCCGTAACGGTTTCATCTTTAAGCCCCATAACTCTTTGGATATAATCACCACCAATAGCAAGTTGATAGTTTTTACCCATCCCTAGAATATAATCACCTTTAGTTGCTGCATACATAGAGATATCAGCATTTAGTGAATAGTTGCCTTTAATCTTGTAGTCAACATGACCATCTGAAGTAAAAGTCACACCGTCTTTATGGTAATAGTTTGCTTTGGCTTGAACCACTTGTCTCCAAGCACCATCACTTTCAATCTCTACATAGGTACCCTGGGTATGGGCAACTTTAAGACTTTCTTTTCCAGGCGCGTCATTGATATGAAATTCATGCCCACCACGCGATACTGTAGCTTGGTTATATGGATATTCGGTAGAAAAAGTAGATTCTGTTTTTCTTTTGTTTTCTGGATTATCGGACATTATGTAACTCCAACTGCGAGCAGCTGTGCTCTTCGGGCTCTCAATGCTTGATTTTTAATAAAATCGTTTCCCAATGATCTAAATGCGCCTTGATCAACTACTGAAAATGTAATCTTAGGATTGAATATTGATTGTGTAGCAGCAACAATTGAAGGAATAATAGATGCAGCAAGATTAATAAGTGATGCAGGGCTAAAGCCATTACCAAGAACACTTTTGGCGCCAAAAGCAGAAGCAAAGGTTGTTGCGCCTTGTATAGCAGTAAGTAGTCCTGGTCCAGAAATAGAACCAGTAACCAAACCACCAAGTGAAGCACTTACAGCACGTTGTGTAGCAAACTGAGTATGTTGTTGTGGTGAATCATAATTTGGTTGACCACTGCGGAGTGTAAAGATTGGATCGCCAATACTAGCAGGATCAACCCATTTAATATAACCTGGATATGGATCATCCTTATATGAATGATATTCTTGTACATATGCTGCAGGTGGTTCAACTTGAACACCGGCAAAAGGTGAGAATGAAATTCCAGGGACTCTAGATAAAGGAACATTGATCAAACCACGAATAGTATTATTAAGTTCTGCGCCTGGAACATAGTTTAAACCACCTGGAGTAAATCTTGTTATACTATTAATACCGCTAACAGCTTGTGCTAATGCCCTATCTGCCGCTGACGCTATTCCATTATTTAGAGGGCTGATACCGCAGATTTGGATATTTGCAAGAGCAGAAATAAGATTCCGAATACTATTCATGGTATTAACTACTTCATTTAAAGCTTTTAATATTTTAGCAATTCCAAGTCTTGCTGCAAGTTCTAAAATAGCATTACGAATTGCATTTGCAACAATACCTACGATACCACTAATAAGACTTGTAAGATTTAACTGGATATTAATCTGTAGTGAATTAAACGGTAAGCAAGGCAATGCTGATATTCTGCTTCTAGGATCTACGGTTTTAAACATGTCTAATATACTAGAATCATCCGTTTTTTCTGCGGAACCTATAGTCGGTACATCAGCAAATTTCATGCCTTGTTCTACTTCTTTACTTAGAACTACACCATCATCACGTTTAACGCTATCAATACTTGCTTGACCACCATCAATTTGACTAATAGAGACTCTTCCTGGATTCAATGCTGTATATGGATTTAAAGAAGATGCTTGACTAGCGCCTGGAATGCTTCCTGTAGCGGGGTCAATTTCCGGTGCACCTCCTACAGTAGAACCAGGTTTTACATCACCTGCTTTACCAACCACACCGGTAACAATAGGAAGTTGTCTATCCATATCAGCCCACATACCAAGAACACGCGAGCCTTTTACTAGACCTACTGGCGCAGAACCCATTCTACCAAGCCCAGCAGAACTAATTGGTTGAGTTACTTGTGCCCAGGGTAAATCTGCATCTGGTATTGCTGTAGTATTATCATGTCTACCAAATACTCGTACTTGCACCCTACCAGATTGATATGGATCCATTACGTTGGAGACAACACCTACCCACCAACTAGAGTTATCTTCTCTTTCTGACATTTTTTAAATTGACTCCTCATAAGCGCCTTTAATGCATTCTATTGTACATGTATATCTAGGTCTTTCACCAAACTCACCAATTTTATGATGTATTCTTGAAATAAGAAACTTGCCTGTCATCAATGGATCTTCATCGGAAGGACCGGTCAAACCTTTCTTGTTTGGTATCTCACATGTAATAATTTGACCAGCAGTCAATAATGTATCACCAGGAACTTTGATTCTCATAGCATTCTGCATAAGAGCTGCTAGATAAGCTTGTGTATCTGGCGTTGCTTCTGGAATATTAGTAACAGGTCTTTGTGCAAAATCTATTGGGATGAATGACTGTTTTGCGGTCTTTTCGTCATGGTATTTATTTTTAAATGAGGACGTAATATTTGATCCTTCACCGCCATTCTTATAGTCATCGGGGTTTGTTTTAATAACTTCATTAGAAAAATCCCATGTAGCAAAATTGAATGTAGTGATTCTTCTAGGACCACCATGTTCAATATTCTCCAAAGACTTGAACTGATTTGGAATCTTATACGCAATGATATTATCATCTTCACGAGAAGCAAAGTCTATATTTAGTGCTGATTGCTGAAACTTTTTTACTGAAGATCCTTGAAATAAACCTTCAATGGAAACAAAGTTGAATGTTTGTTGTTCATTTTGTCTATTTTCAAAATAAACATAGATTGAAGTCTTATTTTCAGCAGATACAGCACGCTTACGAACTAGATTAATGGCTTCATATACTGGTTTATTATCAATTAAAATCTTTTGCGGTCCCTTGGTTGCTTCTACGACTAAAGGTTTTTCACTTTTTAAATAGTTTTTATGCACGTCATCAGCCACTTCAGAGCATAACTGATTATAACTACGCATAAACTCTTTCTTACCAAACCGTGCTTCTTCTGAAACACATTTTAGTGTATACTTCTTTCCTTTTTGAGCGCCGGTAAACTCAAGCTCAGCAAGTTCATTGAGTGCAAATACAAAATCACCACGCACGGTACCAGGAATGGTATAGTTAAAATTTACCATTTCATCACCAACAATCTTGAATGTACCAAGTAAATCTTCAGTATCAAGAACAACAATATCACATACAGTCCCAGGAGTAAAAATACTTTCGTAAATAGAAGCATTTAGAAAAATCTTAGATATATCTAGATTTGCTCTATCAGATACTATAGTAATATTTTCAAGCGTGATATCACCAGATTTATAATTATCCATTATTTCATAAGCCTCTTTAGTTCTTTAGAAATTTGAGTAGAATATCTCTTTTCTAAGACTTGTATGCTTTTATTTTTTTCATTGATTTCTAGTTCATATTGAAAATATGTGACTGGGTCCCAATAAGTAACTTCAGAAGATGGTATATTATTTGCCAATGAAGTTGTATTTGTAAAGACAGTATTTGCTTTACTTTCTCTACCATAAAGATAACTATTTGCAGTGATAGTTCCATTTGAAGTGTTATCAAATAGATTTTTAAGAACAACAATAGATGAGTTTGAAAAGTTTACCTGCCCACGACCAGTACTATTGGCACTAAATGTAACATTCACAATCTCATCTGAAACAAATAATGATCCATTAGCAACTGCATATGAAACTATTCTATTTGTATTATATACCCAATCTTCTTTTTTTCGTACATATCCATTTGGAATCGTATTTTTAATATCATCTAGATAAGTTGGATTGTAATATCTAGCTAATGATCCATTAGCGCTTACTATATTTGTATATTGAGAAACTGAAATTTGTTCTGGTTGAGTGTACCAGTTGTTTCTAAAATATTTTATTTTGCTACTAGCATTTTCATATGATCCGTATTTCTTTATAATAAAAGCATCAAATGTATCTTGATCAAGATTCCAGTCATAATATGGATCAACCATCTTATTTGTAAGATAGAGAATCCATGACATATATTGATCTTGATAATATTCATCAGCAATTGTATCTGGGCGTTCATGTGGTTTTATATTATAAAGATAATATAAAGATGGGTTAGAATAAACGCTATTAAGTACCACCGATCTTTGGGTAATATTGACGGCAACGGTATTGGCATAGTTTATTAATTGAAACTTTTGAAAATATCTTTCTGGCATTTTACTTTATCCTAACGATCCAATAAACTTTTAATTAAAACCACCAGGCATCCAGGGTACTCCTGGTACTAATTCTTGAGGAAAAAGTTGTTCCAGTATTCCACCTGGTAGACCAGGCGTGGCATCAGGATCAATATCCATTTTGGTAAAGTATTCAATTTCTTGAAGTTCTATTTTAAGTTCGATGCCTGTAGGTGCAGCTAAACTATTTTTAAAAAATGAAGGACCGCCAGAAGGTGCATAATTTACATTTAAACTTTTAACAATGCATGGTTTGAATTTATAAAGATTCTCTTCAGAAGGGGATATTGTAATATTTACCATTTCGGGGTATTCAAATATTACACCAGATAAAGATGTTAATCCTGGTAATATATGATATTTTATTGTTTGTACAATTTTAGTTAACATATCAGATTCTTGTTTGGATTTTGGGAAAAACTTCCAGGAAAAACTATGTGTTTTAAACTGTGGTCCTTTAAATACAACTGTCAAAAATGGATTAATTGCATGCCCTGATACTGCGCTTGTAGCATTTAAAATTTCTTGACCGCCTGGCAAATTACCTATTATATTTTGCGCAACACCTGCTGCAATGCCTTCTGCTGCTGCTCCATATAAACCCAAGGGTCCCGAAGTTGCTACTTCCGTAAAAGCCCCAAGAACAGGTCCTATTTCTACGGTTGGATAGTTTAAGGATGTTGTATCGTTTAATTGATTAGGTATAGGAAGATGAATTACACCTTTATTTGTTATAACTTTTCTATCAGAGATAGCTCTTTTGGTGTATTTAACAAATCTTAAAGACATATAATATTTATTAGCATTTGTTATAAGATCTAAAGGAAACATTAAATCAGCTTGAAATAACCCCGCTCTTCTTTCACGACCAGGTAAATTAGCAGCTTTAGCACCTAAATTGATCGCAGCAAGACCTACTCCTGTTACCACCACTTGTTTAATAACACCAGCGAAGGCACGTTGGACCGGGCTTAATCCTCTTTGATCTTCAGAAGACATTCATTTACTCCTTGATAAATATAACTCAATATATATTTATATGAGCTTTGAAGAATGGCAAAATACAAACAGGGTTTCTTCAAACCCATCAATCCACAAAAATATAAAGGTAATCCGACTAATATAGTCTATAGAAGTTCCTGGGAACTAAGACTCATGAGTCATTTTGACACTACAAAAGAAGTATTTTGGTGGTCATCTGAAGAGAAAGTAATACCATATAGATCACCTGTTGACAACAAAATGCACAGATACTTTGTTGATTTTGTAATACAAATCATAAATAAAGAAGGTAATACTGAGACTGTAATGATTGAAGTAAAACCAAAGATGCAGACTCAAGAACCAAAAAAACAACCTAAGGTAACCAAAAGATATCTAAATGAAGTATTTACATGGGGTGTCAATAAGGCTAAATGGGATGCAGCACAAGAGTATTGTGCTGATCGAGGTTGGAGGTTTATGATCATGACTGAAGAAGAAATATTTGGTACTAAAAGATGACGGCTTATATCTTTCAACAGATAGCACAAAAAGGTAAGTTTGAGGGTATTGATTCATCAACCCGTCAGAGAGATGCTCGTACTTGGTTTCGCAGTGCTGCGCAAGAAGTTTCATCTGTTAATACTAATCAACTGATGAATGACAAAAAGAATCTAGTTAATAAGATGAATGAAGAGTCTATTGGCTCTATGTATATGTTTTCATATAACCCAAAGCATGAAAAGACTCTACCACATTATGACATGTTTCCATTAATTTTTCCTATCGGTATGAAGAATAATGGATTTTTAGGTATGAATCTACATTATCTACCGCCAGTACTTCGTGCAAACCTTATGAATAACCTTTATGAAACACTAAATAATAAGAAATATGATAGTACTACTAAGCTTAAATTATCATATGAGTTATTGAATGGATATTCTAAGTTTAACTATTTCAAACCCTGTGTCAAGCATTATCTTCTAAATAATATTTCAGGTAGTTTCCTATATGTGGAACCATTAAACTGGGATATTGCTCTCATGCTTCCGACTGAGAGATTTAAGAAACAATCCAAAGAATTAGTCTGGAAATCAGTCAGAGAGAACTTAA